CATCTACGCCGGCCAGGAAGCGGCGATCGTCACGGCGGCCGATGTCGCGTCGGCGCCCGAGTCGACTGATCTTCACCGGGAGATCGAGAGCCTGCGCGAGGAGATCACCGCGCTGCGGGCGTTGTTCGAGACGCCACGCGCCAGGATGCTGTCGGCGCCAAACAGAGGCCCGCACTAGCCGTGCCAAGAGTAGCGCAGGCACCTCCCCCGGGCGTGTTCAGGAACGCCACGCCCGAAGCCACGCCCAATCATTGGTATGACGCCAACCTTGTCCGCTTCCGTGGCGGCCAGCTCCAGCCGATCGGCGGCAATGTCGCGCTGACCAATGCCGTCTTCCCCGACCTCCCCCGCGACATGCTGACATGGCACGACAACGCGGGCGTCCGCTGGGCGGCGATCGGCACCGACACCGGGCTGTTCGCCTATCGTTTCGATACCATGGTGTTGACCGACATCACGCCAGCGGGCGTCGGTCCCCTCGGCGCGCCGGGCAGCACGGCCGACGGCTATGGGAAGGGCGATTACGGCGAGGACGCCTACGGTACGCGGCGTGACACCGCCGACGTGGGTCCCTCGGATATCGCCGCCACGATGGGCGATCGTTGGAGCCTCGACACCTTCGGTCAGGATCTGCTCATCGTCCCGACCCAGGACGGCCACCTGTTCCGCTGGTCGCCGACGACATTCGCCACGCTACCCGCGATCGTCGCCGGAGCGCCCACCGGCAACCGGGGCGTGATCGTCACCGACCAGCGCCACGTCGTGCTGCTCGCCGCCGGCGGCGACCCTCGCAAGATCGCGTGGTCCGATCAGGAAGACCCAAACACCTGGACGCCGGACGTGACCAATCTGGCCGGCGACAAGATGTTGCAGACGCAGTCCTACGCCATGACGGCGATCAAGGTGAGTGACGGCATTCTCATCTTCACCGCCAACGACGCGCATAAAATGGTCTATGTCGGCGCGCCTTACGCTTACGGAATAAACCAGATCGCCACCGGCTGCGGTCCGATATCGTTACGCGCCGTCGTCGGCATCGGGTCGTTCATCGCGTGGCCCGGCGTGCAAACCTTCTGGTCTTATCAGGGCAACGTGCAGCCGCTACCGTGCGGCGTGCAGGATTGGTTTTACAGCCTGGTCAACCGCGCCATGGCCGGACGCGTGTTCGGTGGCCCAAATCCCGCGTTCACCGAGTTATGGTGGGACTGGCCGGATGAAGGCTCGCTCGATACCAACCGCTATCTCGCGCTGAACTTCGCCGACCCGGCGCATCCATGGACCATCGGCGTGCGCGACAGAACGGCGGCGGATCCGTCGGGAACGATGGACTATCCGGTGCTCGGTGGCCCGTTGGGATCTGGCGGTGGACTTTACTTACACGAATATGGCTGGACCGACAACGGCGTCCCGCGCGCGCCATACGGCCAGATTTACGCCGAGAGCGGCGACATCGTCGCCGGCGAGGGGGAGAAGAGGTTTCATGTGAAACAACTTGTCTTCGACGCGGACGGGCCGCCGGACACCATCGGCTATCGCTTCTTCCCGCGCGAGCAGCCGCACGATGCCGAGAGCGAATACGATACCGGCCTCTACACCGTCATCCACGGCGGGCTGATGGACATGCGTTTCTCCGGCCGCTCCGTCCGCATGCGCATGGAGGCGACCGCTGATGGCCCCTTCGCCGTGGGCCGCCCGAGGCTGGAGATGAAAGGCGGCGGGCGCAGATGACCGTTCGTCCCGTCTCCCGCCCGCCCGCGCCGTTCACCGTCCCCGCCTCCGGCGATCTCGACCAGCGGCTGGCGGCGATAGCGGCCGAACTGAACAAGAAGGCCAACGCCGGACTGGCGGGTCCCGCCTTCCGGTTCATCGGGCTGATTTCGCCCGACGGGTCCACATGGCGCGTGACCGTCAGCGATACCGGAACAATACTGACAGAACAGGTCCCCAGGATATGACACTCCCAAAACGATCCACGCCGGAGCCCTTCACCCTCACTCCGCCTCCGGCGGTGGTCCCACCCTCGCCGCCCGATCCCATTCCGACCTTCGACGCGATCAACTTCCGCGCGACCGACGGCGGCGTGTGGCGCGTCCATGTGACGCCGATGGGGACGCTCCTCCTGGATCGTATCGTTACCTGAATGCTGTCCCCGGAAGAGAAGCGGGCGCGGCTCCAGAGGGCCCTCGAATACGGCGGCGGCACGCACGCGCTCGCCGATGTCGTGGACCTCGTGAAATCCGGTAAAGCCCAGTTCTGGGAGAACGGCGACGGCGCGATCGTCACCGAGATCCACGAATACCCGCGCCTGAAAGCGGTGCACTACTGGCTTATTTCCGGAGCCCTCCAGGATTGCCTGGATCTGGACCGCGACATCGTCTCATGGGCGGTGGGCGAGCACGGCTGCACCGAGGCGACGGCGGTCGGACGGAAAGGATGGGGCCGGGTTTCCGCCTCGCTCGGTTGGCGGCCGCATATGTATACCTTCCACAAACCGCTGGTGTAACCGATGGGCAAATCCCAACCGCAGACCCAGTCCACCGATACCTCGACGCAAATCCCGCAATGGCTGGAGAGCGCCGGAGAACGCGCGGTCAGCCGCGGCGAGACGTTATCCAATCGGGAGTACGATCCTTATCAGGGCGGCCCCTACGTCGCGCCGCAGACCCAGGATACTTACGGGGCGTATCAACAGGTCCGCGACCTCCAGGGCCGAGGAGATCCGGCCTTTCAACAATCCCTTGGCGCCTACGGCGGCCTCGTGGGGCAGGCCGCGCCGATCACGGCGGGCGGCGTCAACGCCAACGCCAATCAGCTCTACGGCAACTTCAACCAGAACGTCATGCAGCCCGCGCAAGGGCTGCTTGGGTCATACCTGAACGGCGGACCGGCGACCGCCCAACAGGTCGGCATCAACGCCCAGACGCTGATGTCGCCCTACGCCCAGAACGTCATCGATCCCACGCTGGCCGCGGGGGAACAGGCCCGCGAGATCGCGCGCCAGAAAATCGCGGGCAACGCCGCCAATGTCGGCGCGTTCGGTGGCTCCAGGCAGGGTGTCGCCGAGGGTGTGTCGGACGCGCAAACATTGCTCGGGACGCAGCAACAAATCGGCCAGATGCTGCAACAAGGCTGGGGTCAGGCGCTCAACTCCGGCACCCAGCTCGGCCTCCAGGCGGGCCAGCAGGGCTACGGCGCGGCCACGGGCCTCGCGAACATGGGCGCCACGGGCTACGCCAACGCGGCCCAGGCCGGGCAGGGCCTCGCCAATACCAACCTCCAGGCGGGTCTCACCGCCGCCGGTCAGTTGCCCACTGTCGCCGGGGCGTGGCAGGGCTACGGCCAGAAAGACGCCTCCCTGCTGCAATCGATCGGCGCGGCTGATCAAAACTGGATCCAGCAGAATATCAACGCGGCGATGGGCGAGGACTACCAGCGTCAGAACTGGGACGTCCAAAATCTCGACCTGTTGCTGGGCACGCTCGGCGGCGTGCCGTATTCCACGACGGGAGCGGGTTCCTCGACGCGGACCCTCAACAAGAACGTCGCCGCCGGTGTGCTCGGTGGGGCCGCGTCGGGCGCCGCCGCGGGGTCCGTCGTTCCAGGATGGGGGACCGCCGTGGGCGCCGTGGCGGGCGGCATTCTTGGAGGACTTGGTTAATGGCTGAAGGCTATATCGCCGGGGGCTCCTGGGGCGGCCCGGTGGAGTTCACTCCAACCGGGTTCGCGTCGAGCGGCGTCGTGGACAGCGGTAGCTGGACACAGCCACAAGGCTGGTGGGAACGAAACTTTGGTGATGTCTCCAGCAAGGATCTGGTTTCCGCTCTCAACGCCGCCGGCAAGACGGCCAGCGCGCAGACCGACAAAGACCCCGGCTTCCTCTCGCCGCAGTCCGCGGCTCCCGGCCAACCCATGCGCCGCGTGTCCATCGACCAACTGGCGCAGATGCTCAACAAGCAACGAGACACGCTCTACGCGTCCGCCATGACACCGGGCGGGAAGGCGGAACCTTACGCTCCGCCACGGACAATTGGGCTCCTCGGTTTCTAAGGCGCGATGAAATGGCAGATGAAACCGCACCCGCTACGCCGGCGATCCCCGACGACCAACTGAACCAGATCATCAGGCAGTTGCTGTCCGGTCAGACGGCGCGGCCGGCCGTGGACCCCAACGCCGGCCCCTCCTCGCGCGAGGGTCGTAGTGTCGGGTCACTACTTGGTGAAGCCGTCGGCGGCGGCGCGCGATACGGATCCACCTCGGATCGAGAGCAGGGCGGTTACGCGGCCCTCGGCGCCCTGGGCGCCAGAATGCTTCAGGCGTCCGACTGGAGCACGATGCCGCATACGTTCGGCTCGATCCTGGGCCAGGGGCTGGAGGCGGCGCGCGGCAGCCTGGGACAGACGCAGGCGGTCAGCGCGGCGCGTCAGTACGCGGCACAGGACTACGCGCACCAGGCGCAACAGGACCAGATCGCGCGGCTCAAGGAAGCTTTGCCTTACCTGAACCTGCAAGAGCAGCGGCGCGCGGCGGAGCGGGCACGGGAGCTGCTGAAGCCAGAGAACAAAACCAGCATCGGAACCGGAGGCAGTATCGGGACCGCCGGCGATTACACCGTCCCCGCCGACCTCCTGCCGATCTACAAAGCGGAAGCGGAGCGCACGGGCGTGCCCGTCGAGCTGCTCATCGCCCAGCACAAGCAGGAGAGCAACCTGAACCCCGGCGCGACAGGCGGCGCGGGCGAGGTTGGCCTCGGCCAGATCCTGCCCTCGACGGCGAAGTCTCCCGGTTTCGGCATGGCGGGTGTTGATCCCGGAGCACTGCGCACACCAGCCGCGAACATCCGTTTCTCCGCCGATTATCTCGCCGCGCGCGCGAAAGCGGCGGGCGCCGACTTCAAGACACCGGAAGGGACCGTCAAGGCGCTCAGAGCCTACAATGGCGGCGGTGATCCCAACTACGCCCAGAATGTCCTGCGCTATGTCCCCGGCGCCCAGAAGGCACTGGCGGGTGGCGCCGCGCCACCCGCGTCCGCGCCCGCGCCGGGACAGGCGGCCTCGCCGTCCCCGGAGCCACCTCTGTTGACGGACGGTACCGCCCAAACAGCGGGCGATGTCGGAGCCCCCACCGGCACCGTCATCCCGCCCTCGCCCCCCGGCAGCGAGGCCACCGTGGCCGCGATCGAGGAAGGCCGAGCCGCCTCGCCCACGAGGGGCGGGGGGCAACCAGGGGCCGTCGTCACCGCCCAGGCGGGCGGGCAACCGACAACAGCGGCGCGATACCCGCCCATCCCGATCGCCGGGGGCATCGTCGTCGCGCATCCCGGTTCCGCTTCCGAGTTTCACGCGCGCGAGTATGCCCCGCCGCCTCAGACCGAGGACTACAATCCGAACCTCACGGCGAGGCAGCAGGCGGCGTTCGCCGCCGAGGGCAAAGCGCTCGATCAAAGAGCCCTCGTGGAGCGAGCCAAAACAAACCCCGACCTGAAAGTGGTCGCGGACATCAGGGCCGGGCGAGAGGAGTTGAGAGCGAAGGTCGAGTTGGCGGCGCAGGAGAAGGCACAGAAGGCCGCCGTCGCGCGATCAGCCTATGATAAGGAACAGTACACCCGCATCGACGCGCGTTACGAGAAAGAGCGCGCCGCGTACGACGCGGCGGCGAAGGCGGCGCAGACGCAGACCCATGAAATGGAGAAGATAGACCGCACGGCCGCCGCCACGCGCGAGACCGAGGCCGCGAAGCAGGAAGGCATGGTCATCGTCGACGAGCGCAAGGACATGGCGAAAGCCCGTGACGCCACGCGCCAGTCGATCGACCAGGTGCATATCCTGCGCGCCTTGTCCGACCGGGCCGGCACCGCGACGACGATTGAAAACATAACCCTGCCGAATGGTCAGACCATACGGGATCTCATGGTGCAGAACGGCCTGGGCAGCGAAGCGACGCTGAAGCACCTGAACGCCCAGCAGGCGTATGAGGCGGCGGCGACGCAGATGGTGTTCGAACTCCGCAGGGGTGTGCAGATGGGCAGCCTCAGCGACAGGGATCTCCTGGCCGTGCAGAGGCTCGTTCCCAAAGGGTCGGTCAATCCCGAGGCCCGCGCCGCCATCCTCGGCACCATAGAACAGATCCACTCCCGGCAGCGTGAATACATCGACCGCGTGCATCAGCTCTGGGACCAGGGGAAGGGCCTGTCCTGGGAAAAGGCGAAGGTCGAGGCCGACAAACAGATGGGCGACATCGTTCCGCAGGTGCCACAGTCGTATAAGAGCATGACGGCGGAACAAAAGCTGGAATGGTTCAGGACGAACGCGCCACCGCACACGCTGCTCCGCACGATGGATGAACTGGACGACAACGGTAAGATCGTCCGGCGCGGCCATATCATTCAGATACC